ATTCACCCATTACTTAACCTTGTATTACACATCATAATTTAACAAGAGTTCATCATTAACTTCGATATCACATAAGGTAATCAGATTATATACCATGTAGTCATCCCAATCTTGAGACAAAACTAAAAAACAATTAGGATTTTCAGAATGATTTATAAAACCACCTAAGGGTGTTCTTATGTATCCTGCAATCATCGGTACTTTGATGTGAGTGCTACCTAGATCAGCACCTTCTGGTATACTTTGTGTAGAAAATAAACCTAAGCCTTCGATACTACTTTCACCAATAGTTACTTCATCAGGTAAAGGTTTATAATAAAATCTGTTGTATCTAATATTTGCCACGTTACTTACCTTTACGCTTCCCGCCCTTGGATTTCTTTGCGTAGTTAGGATCTTTGCAATACTTTGATGCGGCTAGGTTTGCATACGCTGAGGGGTAGGTATCAAAGGTGCGTTTAGCCCACGCAATACCTTCTGGACAGATCTTGTTACCTTTTTTCTTCTTAGTCTTCTTACCACCCTTTGCGGCTAACTGTCTAGCTTCCGCAAATCGTTCGGTGTAACCTTTTGACTCCATGTGGATGTACCCCCGGCGGGTGTTGTCTTGATTCTAAAGTGTAAAAAAGAAAAAGTCAAGGGCCCCGAAGGGCCCCTGTCTTAGTTAGGCAAATGTTGCCGCAGTTTCAGCAGTGCCGAGTTCTGCAATCACTGCAAACACACGGACTTTACCATCAAATGTTGCTGTGTTAGCAATCAAGTCAATAGTGTCAGCAACGGTGTACAGCTTCATTGTGCCGGCGGCATTATTAATCTCGTGTCCAGTGGCAGTGCCATCGAGAGCCGCAACGTACAAATCATCATCAGTGTCGTCACCGAGGTCAAGAACTGGAGAACCAGTTGATGCCACAGTTAAAACTTCTACGCCAGCGGCAAGCACAAGTGTGTTAGCCTTCATCTCAAGTACTTCAACAGAGTCCGAAGTAGTCAAGCTAGTGGTAGAGAAGTCGAGTACAACTTCAACGATTTGTGGTTTAATGCCGAGGGGGACCCCCGCAACGGCACCAGTAACAGTATAAGTAGCCATTATTCAAGTCTCCCTTAGTCAGTCTTCACAACGCCAACAGCCAATGCTTCTGGACGCAAGACCTTACGGCCAAATACGTGCAAACCACGGACGATGTCGCTGAATGTTTCAGTGGAACGGACAACTTCTGTCTTAGCGATGTGCGATGCAGTCGCTGTAGAAGACATGTGACCCGCAAGTACTACGAAGTCGTTTGTAGTGTCTTGTCCGGAGATTGTCACAACGTCTGTGCCAGAGTTGTTTAGTGCAGTCGTCTTGTAGCAGTTCATGCCAGCAATGTTGCCCTGCATAATGAGACCGTTACGAAGAGGTGAAGTTGCATCGCCAGTGACCTGTACTTCAGCAAACTTCGCACCTGCTTTGAACAGAGTTTCCCAGAAGATAGGAGGTGCTACAAACCAACGATTTTCTTCAGGAATTGAGTTATCGTCCATTGCACGTGCAATTGCTAACATTAAGTTAACAGGAGCATCTTCGTTGCCTGAACCAGTGATGTCAAGAGGAGCGGCGGCCGCACCAAATGTAGATGCTGTGCCAGTTAGACCAGCACCATCAGCCATCGCTTGGAGAACGTTAGCATCGTACTTACGCTTCAGAGAGAACGCACCTGAAGATGTAGCCAACGCTTCAAAGTTAACGTGTGACTGACGCTCTTCGATGTCGTCGATCTTGAACGCGAAAGCATTCGCTTGGTCAACAACCATTGTGATCTGGTCGTCAGCGAGGTCTTGTGGATTTACCACAGCACCACGTGAGTAAGAAGATACAGTGATTGTAGGTTCTTTGATGATGCGTACTGTGTCACCGAAGTTTTCGATTTCACCAGCATAATCAGTGTTTGTGATATCCTCTACAACAGAGGCACGACGGAAAAACTTCAGGACTTTCTGAGAAAAGATCTCAGGAGTAAAGTTACCTGAAGGCAGGTTGTTATGACCTGACGCGCTATTAAAAGCCATGTTATTACCCTTCCTTATTATGAGATAGTTAGGTTTTGTTTAAAGTTATGCTCTATAATCAATTCGGCCTTCAGCACGTGCGGCATCGATTTCACTTTCGATCTTCTCGAACTCCCACGGCTTCAATCTGCCGATCTCAGATGCTTTCCAGATTTTGCCGTCACTGTTTGTTGTTTCCCCTGTTACATCTTTTGATTTAGGGGCAGATACAGATGCGGCTGGATCGTCATCTTTTGAGGACTTGCGTTTTTTGGTAGTCACACCCATGTCAGCTTTGTACAGGTCAACTACTCTTGATGCCCAGACTGCGTCCGTATTATTCTTGTAGATACCGTCTGAAATAGATTGAGGTTGCTCATCGAGCCACATCAAAAACTTTTCATTGGTCTTCAAGTCATTAAAATCCGGATGCTTTGCAAGCAATTCTTTATACGCTGATTGAACTTTTAGTTTTTTCTCTTGACCTTTAAGAGAGTCCACTTCTTCTTTAAGCTCTTTTAAACGATTCTCTGCTTGCAATGAAGAAACTGTCTCGACAACGGCGTAGACATCCGGGTACTTTGCACGGAAAGCTTCTAAATCCTCTGGGGTTTTAGGTAGCTCCGAAGCAGATAATCCGGATTCTTTACCGGCTTGTTGAGCTTGGGCAAGTTCTTGTCGTTCTTGTTTCCACTCTTCAAGCTTTGTGTCGTAGTGACGTTTTAAATCGTCATACCGTTTCTTGTAGTCTGTGTCAGAACCTTCTCGAGATTCTGCGAAGCTTGTTTCGTTTTCTGGAGTAGCCTCATTTTCTGAGGGGTCCTGATCTTCCACCACTTCATCATCATCTTGGTAAACTTCTTCTCGATACTTTCCACGATATAAGCTATCGTCGTTAACTGTTCCGAAAGAGTCGTTTGCCTTATTTGCGCGATGTCCACGTTGTTTTGCCATTATATTCTCCTATCTCACGGGGCCTCATGGCTGAGGGTAGCCGTAGTGTGTTCACGGGGCCCACGGAATTGTGGGGTAGCCGTTAAAATCTATAATTCAATGCGATGCGTCCGGAGCGACCATCATCCATTGCTTCCAGAGTAACGTCACCGCTCTCTGAGAATCTGTACCGAGCACTTCCTCCCATAACGTTTTCGCCACCGGGAAGTTGTGTCTTACTAATATCAACATCGAGAGGTCCAAATGTCGCGCCCATGTTGTAACGCTTCATCTTTGATCCCCCGCCAAATTTAATTGTCTCGCCGCCGTACTGTTCCGGAAGATTTACGCGGCCTTCAGTTTTCATAGTTTGACGTTCAAAACCTGCTCGGATGGACTTATCATCAGACAAAAACATTTGACCATCCATCGCAAAACCGATATTCTTACCTTTCTCGTTTACGACGACGCCGTCGGGGTATTCTTGAGTGTTTGTGCGTTTATCATAGTTAGCTCGAGGGCGTAGGACAAAACCATCACCTTCGTAGGTCGCGGCAACATTGGCTTGTTTGTACGCACTAGAATCTGTCTCACCGGTACTGCCCTGTCCTTCTACGGAAACAAATCCGCCGGGAGCCATCGCCGCTCCTTCCGAAGGATTAGCTGGCTGTTCGTCTAGGGCTTCAGCTTCTGGGCTCTGCCCATTTTCTTGAACACGATTTTCAACTTCCTGTTTGCCACGGTTGTTGATTTTATTAAGTTTGTCGTATCCAATAATTTTAGCTAACAGAGGAGGAATAACAACTTCACCTTCTGAAACAAGTAAAGATACTGCTCTCTCCCTCTCTATTTTATTCTCATCTCCTGAAATGTCAACACCTTGAGCCCTAGCTTCATAAATTGCATTAAGAATCATTTGTTTGATATCTTCAGATCCTGCAAATTCTACAGCGGCCGCGTTGATAATAAACGTCCCTTCTTCAACTTCTAAGGGTACATCATCGGCAACCGTTTTTGCTTCAGACAAATTTTCTGGACGGTCCCCTACAAAACCTGTAGGACCAGCCCCAGATGTGGGTTCTTGCATTGCCCCTTGCATCTGTTGATCTAGCGTTTCTCCGCCTACTGCTTTTTTTTGCACTACTCCGCCTTCTCTATAAAACAAAGGGTAAATTCGTGGTCCTGCTACGCCTAAAAAACTACGTAGTAAACGACTGCGCGGTCTTGTGAGGGCCGCCCCAACAGGGCTAAATGTTGTTGTTTCTGTAGGGCCATCTCTACCACGTGCTCTTTCTGCATCTGCTTCAGCACGTGCATCGGCCCACATTTGCTCAATCTCTTGAGGGGTACCGATAACGCTAGTGTCGCCAAACGTACTTGTACCAATTTGGCTAATCCTTTTTCCCATTCCGCGACCGGTAATATCCTCGGAAAGAGCGGTGTCAACTTCTGCACCCCCGGGAACGTTCATACCAATAACGTTTCCGATAAAATCCGTGAGAGCGTAGTCATCCGTAACCTTACCGAGGTAATCTTCTCGCAAGCCTGCGACATAAGGAGTTGCGGCTGGTGCCCCAAGACGTGCACTAATTTGATCTGCAAAAGAACGCGCAACAGTCTCTAGGGCTCTTTCTACGACGTTTCCGCTAGGCTCTTCCCGCTTTTCGATCTCCACACTAAGTCCGAGATAGTCTGCGTAGGCTTGCGCTTCGACATCTGTCATTCGTTTTGAAGCACGAAGTTGTTTTTCACGCGACAAGAATGTCGACCTGTAATATTCTTCAGGGAAATCAATCGCGGCTTTTGGACCTATTTTGGCAGGTTCCATAAGACCTTGGAAGCCAACAGTACGGTAGCCAGTTTCAATCATCTCCCGCGTCATACTGTAGTCAGTAACGGGGATACCTGTATCCGTGGTGTAACTTGTTGGTAAGTTTTCACCCCCGGGACTTGGGGGAGCTAAACCTTCTGAAGAGTCTCCCCTTGTCTCCGGTAAACCCATGCCCATGACGTTGCTGTAGTAATCACCCACAACATCAAACATGTCTCGTGGTTGATCGTACGAAGGTCCGGGGTACCCTAGTACTGACCACCCGGGAATGTAATCGTCTGTGGGTGCTCCTACGTCAGAGGCGGAATAAAAATCTCCGTCGGAATCAACTCCTGTCTGTCCGGGATAAGAAGGACCAGAGAAACCCGGTTCGCCGGGGTCATCAAAGGTACCAGTGAAAAAATCGTTGTCGTTGTCGTTGTCGTTACCCCCACGGTCAATGCCCATGTTGGCGTCAACTTCAGCACCAGATCCTCCGCGACCTCCCCCGCCTCCGCTAAAGTTTCCCATTTTTTATTATCTCTCTTGTTCTACGACTTTTTGGTGGTTATCCTTGAGGTTCAGGAGGAGTTCCAGTAAAACCATCTTCCCCTGCAACTGGTACATTTCCCGTTCCGATTGTGCCGTCACCAACCCCCGAAGCGTCACTTGGTGGAGGTTCGTTAGGTACGTCGTTAGGGCCTCCCATGCCTGCGGTTGGTGAACCAGCGGGCTGATCTGCTGGGCCTGTTCCTTGTTGAGCATTTTGAAGTCCTTGTAGTACTTGCGCGTACAACTGTGCTTCGTTAATATCGTTGACGAGTTCTTCAGGATCGATGTCTTGAGAAATTGCCAATTCTTTAACGAGGTTCGGTAATTTAATGAACGGAGCGAGCATCGGGTTCGCAACCGTCTGGAGAAGCGTTGTAAGCCTCTGTGAGCGGACTTCTTTTTGCATGACTGCTGAGGTACCCCGAGGTTTAATACTCAGGTCTCCGACGATGTCAGGGGCCTTGTCGTTGTATTGCATATTCCATTGAAAGTACGCTTCACCGATTGGCTTTAACAAAAAGTCATCAATATTCTTTACTACAGTCTTGATGGACATGTTGCCCGCACTCATCAGCATAGATAAACCAGAAGATGTACGCCCAGTTCCAGTTACACCTGTTTGACCGTGCATAACTGATGGGATACCTGTCTCTTCATCTGCTAGCTGGCGAGATATTTGATACATTTGGATGTTTTCGGGTGCGGTATTGGGAAACTTCAACCCATTGATCGCCGTACCCGTCACTCCGGATTGACGTCTAAAGACTTTTCCGGGAAAGATATCAAAATTCTGGCCGGGAACAAGGCTTGCTTCATCCACGTCGAATACAAGATTTCCTGCGAGTGCTAAGTTGTCAATAGCCATGCGGACATGACCATTCATTAGCATCTGAGCATCTTCCATATTCTCTGCTACGCCTACACCCCAGATTTGATAAGGGTTGATTTCATAAGGAAATGCGTGGTACGGAATACGCGAAGGTGTGAAGGGATTGACAACACAGCGGAGCACTTCAGTGCCGCATACCCATGCGTTAATTTGCACTTGGTCTAACTCTGACACAAAGTCGGGTATTTCCATTCCTACTTCACGGGCAAACTTAGCGTCGAGAACGCCCCAGTATTCTAGGATTTCAAAACGGTTTTCTTGGTAGTAAGGTTCAGTATCGTCTTCACGAATAGTATCTTCGTAGTACTTGTCTTCGTAGTTCGGGCCTTTTGTGAGTACGTTTTCAATAGTCGTCGCATTAAAATACGGGCGATTCATTAGGGCGCGTAACTGCTGGCGATTCATACGGTGTCGTTGAATTACATACTCACAGTCCTCAATACTTGTTGCTGAAGGATCTGGATGAAAGTCCCAAAGAGAAACATGCTCGATCCTCGGAACGACTTCTTCCATAGGCGTGTATTCCCGCTCTCCGGTTTCTCCCCGTTCCCACCGATGGAGACGCTTATAGTGGTTAAATGGCCCTTTAACAATTCCGGTGCCTAGTAAAGAAGCTTCAAAGATTGCGTTACGTAAGACGTTTACAGCGTTCGTGTCTAGTAGCTGATCGTGAATGTGCTTCTCGAGTTTTCGAGCGGCTTCTTCTGCCGGCTTAAACTGAGGTTCTCCTACTTTTGACGGACCCTCAGAGAGTTGGTCTGCCATTTGGTTATACTTACCAAAATTAACCTCAGTATCTCCCGGCTCTAGGTCTAGGCCATCTCCCGGAAATCCAAACGGACTTTGTAACTGATCAGCAGGCGTTTTTAAATGTGCAAACTCAACAATTCCATCTGGAACAGGAGAGCTCTCTACAACAATCGGAAACTTTTTATTGGCGAATAGGATGTCAATAATTTGTCCGTATGCCGCGAGCACTTTAGTCTTAGTAATCTTGATGAATACTTTAGATCTTTCTGAATCGCGGTATTGTGTAGAAGAATCGTAGATTCCACGGAAGTTTTTATACGCCTGTAACCAGCGTTGTTCAAACGTACGTCTGCCGTTTTCAGAATCTTGAAACTTACTTTGAATGTGACCAGCCAACCCCGGCATTTCTGAGGCTGGATCGAGAATTTCGACCTGCTCGTCATCCGCAGACTGTAAAAAGCCCTCTTGGGACATAGCTACTTACCTTGTCGGGTTTTATTAAAGTGCAGACTGCTTGTCAGAATTTAAAATAGACGCATCGAGAGCTTGTGAACCCCCTTTCTTACCTGCATCTACAATTAACTCTTCAGTGTTTGCTTCTGTAGTAAACTCTATACCTTCACGATAGAGATTGTTTTCACCACAGTTGTAGTCAACACCTCTTTTGTCAGCATTCATAATGTCTGCTTCTGAGTACTTCATTTTATTCTCCTTGCTTTGTTAATAACCACGAACTTCGGAACCAAACTGTCCGAAACTACGTAGCAATTCATCTTCAGTCATGTCCACTGATTTTTTTAGCAACTCTGTGCCTCGTTCTTTTGAGGCTGTTGCCTGCGATTCCGCCATTCCGAGCAAGACTCCTTGCGGAGTCAACTCTTCTGCCGCGAATTTAGCTGTGCGAATACCCGCAGAAACTTGAGGCGGTGTACCGAGTACACCCTCACCTTTTTCGTAATCCGCTTGGATATCCTGAGAAAGAAGAGCACCGCCTACAAGTGTTCCAGCCATAGGTGCTTGTGAAATTACTTGTTTTGTTCCGCCCGGTAGGTTGTCAAACCAATCGAGCATCTTCATAAACCCGCTCTTCTTATCGTCATCGTACTCAATATCAGGGCTAGGTTGTCCTTCGGTTTCTCCGAGGATCAGAGCGCGTTGTTCTTGTTCGTATTTCTGAAGAACAATTTTCTCATCAATTTGACGTATCGCTTCATCAAACTGCTGTTGAATAAACTGTTTACCTTCATCGCTATTTAAAAACGCGAGGTTTTGTTTGTTCTTTTCGAGTGCTTCACTCGTGTACTTTGCGGTATTTCTTTTTGATCGTGCGACTTGTTCCGCATTGAGTTCACGTTGTTCTTCTTCCGTTAAGGGACTATCAAACCCACGGACTTCCGTACCACCAAAACCACGTGCTTGTGATGTTTCCCCGATGTAGAGGTTGTTGAGGACAGCACCGACACCTTCAATAGCTTTGTTACCCGCGTAGTGTTTACGGAAAGTTGAAGAGTTAACACTCTTATGCCCCATCAAACCTTCAACAACATCATCCGGGTATTTTAATTCGTCGGCCACCATTTTCGACATAAAGTGGCGAACAACACCGGGAGTGATGTAAGGTCCTTTTGATGGATCTAACTTGTCGTACAGAGGTAAAACATCTGAGTACGCCATCAAGCGAGGACTCAGAACTTCCTTGAACGCTCTGTTATAGGCGTCTGTTGTTGTATCGAACAAAAACTCGGAGGTACTTCTTTCGAGGTTTCTGAGTACCAGATCAGCCATTGCCGACCCTTTAGGATAACTAACAGTAGGTCGGGTTTTACTAGACCGGCCTGTACCAACAGTAATTCCCTTTATTTCTACGTGTGTTCCGGTGATCTTAACATCTGACTTTTTAATTGCAGACGTGTCCGCTGAACCATCGCTAACGAGTTGTCCGGGACGCTGAAATGTTGCTTTGTGATAGAGTGCGAGATCAGCTACTACGTCACCATGCTTTGCCCGTATCTCTGGGAGGGCTTCGGCGTAGAGCTTTTCGATTTCCGCTTGAGGCAGAAGATCTTGCATCTCACGTGTTTGACCTACCCCTACCCGCTGAGGGCTACCGAGGTTATAGATCGCTTCGTCCACCCCTTCCGACCCAATGATGCGGGGGTATAGGGTATCACCTGCTTCTGCTGTAACGTTTAACAGGTTGTAACGACTTAGCGTCGGAAATATATTCCGTTCTAAACTCGCCCAGTGATCCATATAGTTAGCTTGCTTGTTGACTTCTTTTAAAAGACGAGAGTGGTTCTCTTCTTTACGCATGTCAGCAAGTGTGAGATCCTTATCCCACCCTTTTGGTTCCCACTGATTCCGTAGAGTTCTTAGCTTAGAGGCGGCACTTTTGTTAATTGTCTTACGTTCGAGAGCAAAATCAATTGCTTCCATCACCGTTAAAGTGCCGGCTTTCGCTTTTTTTGCAAACTGGTCTTCTGATAGTGCCATTTAGTATCCGAAAGTTGCGTCTTGAGGTTTAAACGTGCTATTCTTGATGTCGTTTAGGCTTTTATGTATGGAGACGTAACCAGAGGTGCGAGTCATCAACATATAACGCAGAGCGTCATAAGCGTGATCTTCTGCTTTTGTGTCTACGTCTTCTGAATTTGTTTTAGATAGCGGTATGCCAGCGAGTTGTTTTATTATGTTTGTACACGTGTTAAAAAACTTGACAGTGGGTTCCCCAGTGAACTGGTTATTGCCGAGTCGGCTGTGGATTTCCATCTTTCCGGCTATACGGTTACTGTCTGATGGTGTCCAACGACAGCCCGACCGTATCATTGTTTCAGCGATAGAGGGCCCGTATCCGGTACGATTCCAGCAAGATTTATCTAATACGGCGTAGTGAGGTGCAGGGTCCCACTCCTCTAATTCTATTATTTTAGCGGCTAATTGCTCTGCTGTAAAGTGTTTTACGTAAAGTTCTCGATAGACCCATATGTTGTTGTCCCAATCGATTGCACCCCAGAGTATGCACGAAGGGCTCGCATAGCCGTAGTCCGCCGCTCTGATTCGCGGCCAGTTGGTGGGTAGATCATAAGGATCGACAACGTGCTTGTGTTTATGGAATTCCGGGAAAGCACATCCTTCTGCAACATCCCAGTCTCCTTCGAGCAAGCGTTTACGCTCCACCTCTGGTAGGGAAAGGAGCATTGCTTCGTACTGTCCGTCCCGCATGAGGTATGGATTGTCGGTGAGGCGGGCCGGTACAAATTTTCTCCAATAGAGAGGCTGGCCTGCCTTCTCATGTCCCTCAGGGTATACGTATGCCTTTCCTGACTCCAAATCGGTGGGAATGAAAGGCTTACCGGGGTCTCCTTGATCGATGTACATCTTCTTGACCCACCATCCTCCAACTCCGCCGGGGTTTGCCGTACAACGCATGGAGAGATTCTGGGAGAGCTCGGAGTCTGTTGAACGAAGACGTGACCGTAGATAGTCCCAGACATAGGAGGTGGGGTACTGAGTAATTTCATCGATGGCAATCCAGTTGAAGGCTTGACCCTGATAGCGTGTTACGTCTTTGTCTTTATCGAGGTAGGAAAACCATATAGTAGCCCCAGAGGGGAAGACCCACGTCGACTTACTTTCACGGAATGTGGCACCGGGAAACGCTTTGGGATACAATTGTTTCGACTTTGATATGAGTTCAGTCAATTCATCGAGAGTACGGCGTAAAAGAAGCCCACGGTGATTTGGGTTATGACAATAGCGGAGAGGATCAGCAAGAAGAGCGAAACTCTTTCCGCCTCCGGCCGCCCCACCATACAAAACATCCTGCTCAGGGGCACTTAGAAACTCTTCCTGAGGTCCGGCATTCGGCTGAAATACGATTTCAGACTCGCCAACGAGATCTTGAACAGCTTTAGGTAGTACATTCAAGTCTCCTTGGTCGATTACTCTGGATTTCTTACCCTGTAGGGCTGTTTCTACCTTCGAGGCGGCTTTTTCTCTTACATTTGCTCGGTAAGCCTGCTTTGTAGCGGCGGCTCGTTTCTTTTCTGCATCTTTTTTAGACCGTCGGATACTCGCCTGTGTTGCACGACGGGCCTTTTCAGCCGTCGAGAGATGGTATCTCGCTTTCGGAGCATTCGGGTCTTTCTTTGGGCGTCCCGGCTTGCGTTTTGGCTGTTTCTCAAGCGTTTCCGTCAATTTCTACAACCATTTCTTTCTTCGGGGGGAGTAATACCACCCCATGTATAGCTTGGACGTTGACATTATGAGTTTCTTGTTTCCCGAGACCCACTCGATTGAGGAGAGACTCGGCGGCTTGGAGCCGTATGTTATCTCCACGCTCGATTTCCGACGCGTCAATGGTCCGTACAAGCTTATTTGCGGCCTTGAGAGCACCGCCTGCAAGAATATTCCGTGCTCCTTCGATAATTTCGTCAGCCAAGGACTCTTTGAGGTAGCCGATAGAACCTTGCGAATAACCCGACACCTCACATGCGCGTGAGAAGTTACCGCCGTTTTCAAAGAGTGCGGTGAGAAAAGCTTGCTGTTGGTCGGAGAGTTCACGTTTCTTCCGTTGCTGGGGGAGAAGGTTCATGGTTTTACCATATATATGTAATAAAAAGGTGTACGTGGAGGCCCGTGGTCTCGGAACTTTGTTCACATGGACTATAAAAGTTGATTTCCCTTGCCATTTTGGCCCCAGTACAAGTTTATTATGGTAACTAGTTGTTTAATTTGTCAACAAAAAAATATATTTTACAGAACTATTGACGGATTGGAATCTGAGCAGTACAATGGGATTGTAAGCCCACCGGGGTAAACCCATATATTCTTCCCCGTTACCCCCGCTTACCACCTGCCACCGGAACCCCCGACAGTATCCCCTGCTGTCGGGGGTTTTTTTGTCCCCTCGTTGGCTCCCCGTTACCCCCATCGGTAAGCCGTCTTGTGAAACACTCTGTGAAACATACCCAAAACCAACAAAATTCTGTTGAGGTTGCTAGCCCTATACCTACCGCCCCCCCGTGTCCCATGCCTTGTACCCCGCGCCCCCATTTATTTCTCCATCAGTGATGTCGTGATACTGACCTTCGGTTGGATTGAGACCACACCGCAGGCAGGCAGGCA